AAGTTATACTTAGCCCCGGCTGTTATACTTTGGCAGGACTATCATATGTACAGATTTAGCCCCGGCTATATAGACTATATAGGGGCATAAAAAAAGCCCCGCTAGGTATAGGTTCACCTTCGGGGCCTGTTAGTTCCATTATACACATAAAAATCAGATTTGTCAACCCCATAACTTGATTATGTATATAACTTATGGTTATAGCGTAGGCTTGACAAGTTCTAAAATAACTTGTATAATATAAGATAACTCTTAACATTATTCAGGTTTATTATGGCAGATGAATTCTTACCCACTAAGCGTCACGGTAAGCGAGAACTAACAGAGAAGCAACTAGCCCTTCTAGATAACCTAGAGGCCTGTAACTATGATCCTGTTAAAGCCGCTGAGATGGCAGGCTATGCTTATCCTCAACAAGCAGTAAGGTCAGTAAGAGAAGAACTGACTAATATAGCCCATGATCTAGTATCTAATAGTTCCTTAAGGGCAGCAGCTACGCTTACTGAGATCATGACTACAGATAGGCCCATACCTAATATTAAAGAAAAGATAGCAGCAGCTAATTCTCTTCTTGATAGAGGTGGTATAGCCAAACGAGAGATCTTAGATGTTAATCAAACAGTTAAGGGTGGGGTCTTTGTATTACCAGAAAAGAAACCTACTCAAATAGAAGATGCAGAATATACAGTAGTACAAGACGATGATTAAAGAGAGTAAATAAAGATGTCTAATAAACAATACGTACCTATTCCTAGATACTGTAAAAGACCTCCGTATGGTTACATAGCCGAGGATGACCTTTTAGTCCCTGACCAAACCCTTCTAGAACTCCTAGATCGTACTCTTCAGTTTATTGACTTTAAGGCTTTCCCTTCTTACAAACAAGCAGCAGATTATATTACTTATGAATCAGGAAGACCAATTACCTACGAAGGAATCAGACTCATCCACAGACTCAGAAAACACCCAGTACTCTATGGACAAGAAGACTATAGAGGAAACCTTGAAGAACCACCCTTTAGAGACTCTGACAGCCCCGTTACTGAAGAGACTACAGAAACAAGGGATAGTCCTGTGGGAAGTCTATCCTGAGATATATGAGCAAGACCATAACGGTAGGTTCCTTACTAACAAAGACGGAACCCCTAAGCGTAAACGAGGTAAGCTTAAAGGCTCTGCTCATAACTTTCATTCTGAAACTAAACACCAAAAGGCCGTAAGAGCCGCTAGAAGATCTATACGCAATAAACAAAAGAAAGTCTCCGAGCTAAGACACAGGGCTACTAAGAAACAAGAAGAGATTAAACGCAACAAAGAAACCTTAAAGAAACTAGACGGTAAACAGACTTCTAATAAACTACTCTCTAGTACAGACCTAAATGCTCTGCCTGCTACAGTACGAGAGGCTCTACAAGAAGAAGAGTCGGCTATTATCTTCAGGCCTAATGCAGGCCCACAAGAGGATTTCCTTAGTGCCTCAGAAAAGGAAGTGCTCTATGGTGGTGCAGCAGGCGGTGGTAAATCCTACGCTATGCTAGTAGACCCTCTGCCTCAGTTTGTTTTCAAAGAAGCTCGTGCGCTGCTTATTAGGCGTACAATGCCAGAGCTACGAGAACTCATAGATAAATCCTTTGAGTTGTACCCTAAGGCTTATCCCGGTGCTAGGTTCAGACAGCAAGATAAGACTTGGACATTCCCTTCAGGGGCTAAATTGGAGTTTGGTTACTGTGAGAAAGACTCTGATGTGTATCGTTATCAGGGCCAAGCATACTCTTGGATTGGCTTTGACGAACTGACTCAGTGGCCTACTGACTTCTGCTGGAACTACCTAGCCTCTCGACTAAGGACTGTTAACCCAGAGATTAAGACTTACTTAAGAGCCACAGCTAACCCCGGTAACATAGGTGGCTATTGGGTCAAGAAGAGATTCATTGATCCTGCTGTTCCCGGTGAGGCTTTCTTAGTCCGTAACCCTGACGGGTCTAGTATTACTCGTAGGTTCATCCCTGCTAAGCTCTCAGATAACCCTTACTTGTCTGATTCAGACTACGGGACTATGCTGGCTGGTCTGCCCCCTGTTCTTCGTAAGCAACTCCTTGAGGGTAATTGGGACGTAGTAGAAGGTGCAGCATTCCCTGAGTTCGACACAGAGAAGCACGTAATAGCCCCATTCGAGATACCTCCTCATTGGGAAAGACTTAAAGGCATCGACTACGGGTTTGCATCAGAGTCAGCCTGTATCTGGGCAGCAGTAGATCCCGATGACGGAACCTTAATAGTCTATAGGGAACTATACAAGAAAGGCCTAGTAGGGTCTGAACTAGGCTTAATGATAACAGAACTAGAAAGACCTGACATACGTTCTGTACCGGGAGTACTAGACGGAGCAGCTTGGTCACAAACAGGCGCAGGCTACAAAGGCCCTACAGTAGGAGAAGTCCTAGTCCAGCAAGGACATAAACTCCGCAGGGCTGATAAGAATCGTATAGCAGGTAAGATCCAAGTCCATGAAAGGTTAGCAATCGCTCACTCTGGCAGGCCAAAGCTTCAGGTATTCAGCAGTTGCCCTAACCTAATACGTGAATTACAGGCCCTGCCTACTGATAAAAACAACCCAGAGGACGTAGATACTAAGGCCCAAGACCACGCTTATGATGCGCTGCGGTATTTAATCATGGCTAGACCACGTATGGAAGGCCATATGGAAAGACTAGCTAGGTATCGAGCCGAGGTATATCAGCCCACAGATGATGTGTTTGGCTACTAATTTCGACATGACTCACAAGTTATACTTGACAAATATGTTATTCACCTGTATAATGATAGGTATCCTTCAACATAAACAGGACAAGTTATGAAAGACTATATGCGAGGCGGTACTAACGAAGCCGTATCTCAAGGAGACTTGAAGGGTTCTGGTGGCGCTGCTGGTGGTGCTGGCGGTGCTTCAGGTTATGTATTCGGTAGCTGTAACGAGGGTTGTTCACAAGGCCACCTTAGCGCATCTTCAATCAACACTGGTCAGAACGATGCCTCTACAGTACACTCAGCCAACGACAAGGGTGCTATCCTGTCTAAGCTTGGCTCAGCAGGTATGGCTCCGAACGCCAAGGAACTCTAATATGTACAATAGCAATCCTAACCAGAACGAAAAGATTCGATCTGATTTTGCCACAAGGCGTAAGACTACAGGCCCAGAGCAGATGCCCTCCGAGATGGCGTTTGGCCCTATCTCACCTGAGTCCCACCCTGCTATTGTCTGCCAGCAAGAACATACGACAGTATCTTCTCTTGCTGGTATCGACAAGGCTTCTAATCCTAAAGACGGACAGCCCTGTTAAAAATGGCAGAAGAAAACACCCTACTCAACGCCAATCACATTGTTGATGTCCCTGACGAAGAAGGCAAAGAACTAAAGCTGCCCGACAATCAGACCAGCAATGTCATTGGTGTTATCAAGTCTCGATATCAATCCGCTAAGGATGCTCGTGAAGTAACCGAGAAGAACTGGCTGTCTGCATATCAGAACTACCGGGGTGTATACGGTAAGAATGTAAAGTTTAGAGAGCACGAAAAGTCTAAAGTATTTGTAAAGATTACAAAAGCTAAGGTTCTCGCTGCTTACGGAATGCTTGTAGATGTGGTCTTTGGTACTACTGAGTTTCCTATTGGAGTACAAGAAACGAAAGTACCTGAAGGCTTAGTTGACAAAGCCCATCTACAGCCATCTATTGAAACCTCTAGCCCTATACAACAAGAAGCAGAACCAGAGATTGGTTTCTCCAATCCTCTTGATGTAGGGTACGCAGGTGATGGTAAGATCCTTCCGCCCGGAGGTCTTCAACTCCTAGACGATCTAGGACAGCAAACAGAAGAATATACCTCAGAGAATGGTAACGTAATACTTCAACCGGGGCCTGCACCAGACCCAAGTATGCCTCAGTTGAATCCCGCTAAAGAAGCAGCTCGACGTATGCAGCGTTTGATTCACGACCAAATAGATGAATCGAAAGGGGATATAGAGATCCGACGGGCAATGTTTGAGGCTGCTCTCCTTGGTACTGGCGTTGTCAAAGGGCCGTATAACTTTAACAAGCGCATCAACAAGTGGAGCGAAGGAGAGGACGGCAAGCGCACTTACGAGCCTCTAGACGTTCGAGTACCAAGGATCGAATTCGTATCGTGTTGGGATCTTTATCCTGACCCGTACGCTACTGACGTAGACGATTCAGACTTTATAATCCAGCGTCGTAAGATGACTAGATCTGAACTGCGTAAGCTTGCACGAGCACCTTACTTCAGAGCAGACTCTATTAAGAAGTGCCTTGCTGATGGGCCTAACTACGTAGCAGAAGACTTTGAATATACAATTCGTACAGATGACTCAAGTGATACGGGAACACTGTACAACACTCGCTTTGAGGTTATTGAGTATTGGGGTGTTATGGATGCTGAGTTCCTTCGTGAACTGGGCGTAGACGTAGCCGATAGTGTCTCAGACCTTGACGAGCTTCAGTGTAATATATGGATCTGTGGTGATCAAGTCATTAGGGCAGTACTGAATCCTTTCTTGCCCGACAGACTTCCTTACAATGCTTTCTCTTACGAAGACAACCCCTATAGCTTTTGGGGCGTAGGCGTAGCAGAGAACATGGAAGACTCACAGCAGATCATGAATGGTCATGCTCGTATGGCTATTGATAACCTCGCCTTGTCGGGAAGTGTAGTCTTTGATATTGACGAGACAGCACTAGTGCCCGGACAGTCTATGCAGATCTATCCGGGTAAAGTATTCAGAAGGCAGTCAGGTGCGCCGGGACAAGCAGTGTATGCTATTAAGTTCCCGAATACGTCACAAGAAAACCTGATGATGTTTGATAAGTTCAGACAGCTTGCTGATGAACAGACAGGCATACCTAGTTATTCACATGGTCAAACAGGCGTACAGAGTATGACTCGTACTGCGTCTGGTATGTCTATGTTGCTTGGTGCTGCCTCACTCAACATTAAGACAGTCGTTAAGAACATCGACGATCAGTTGTTGCAGCCACTAGGCGAAGCATTCTTTAACTGGAACTCTCAGTTCTACGAAGGGCCTCTTGGAGTACATGGCGACTTAGAGATTAAAGCAATGGGTACTACTTCTTTGATGCAGAAGGAAGTCCGAAGTCAGAGACTGACTATGTTCATGCAGACAGCAGCTAACCCTGCTATTGCACCATACGTCAAGATGTCTACGCTGATCAAGGAGTTTGCTCATAGCATTGATCTTGATCCAGAAGAACTACTTAACACACCAGAAGAAGCAGCTATTGCAGCAGCACTCGCAGGAGCTATGAATGGACAAGAAGCAGGCGCACAAGCTGGGGCCGCTGGTCAAGCACCCGCTGGCATGGGGGGCGCTGGAGGATTACCTGAAGACGTTACGGGGCAACCTACTGGAACGCCTGACGGTGGAACAATCGGGCCGAGAATTCCGCAAGATCCAAGCGCAGACGGCTTTACTGGATAATCTATTAGCCTTGCCTATTATAGCAGAAGCAGCAGTAAATGAACCAGACTACGATGAAACCTGATGATCAAATGGAAGACGAGGCAGTCGATTACTTCCTTGACGAGAACCTCGCACCAGAAGAACAAGAATATCTTCTGGACGCTATAGAAGTAGATCCAAAGCTTTCAGAGATTTTTGACAGAGTAATGCTACGTGCTATTGAAGTTTCTAAAGAAGGTGCAATTGAAGGCCCCGGAGATGGCGATGACGATGCTATACCCGCTAGGCTTTCTGACGGTGAGTTTGTCTTTAGTGCACCTGCTGTTGAGATTATTGGGCTAGAGAAGCTTGAAGCAATGCACAACAGAGCACGAGAGCAAGCAGGGTTCTCAGACGTAGCAGACACAGAAGTAACATCAGAGTTTGAAGTAGAAGGATCTGATAAGAGAGTAGAGGTCACTGAGCCTGCTGCTGACGCACTGGCTAGGTTAGAAGATAGGATTCAAAAGTTAGAAGGTGGTTATGTCTACTAAAAAAGATTCTCGATTAGAAAGAGCAGGCGTTAGCGGTTATAATAAACCCAAGCGTACTCCTAACCATCCGACAAAAAGCCACGTTGTTGTGGCTAAAGACGGCGACAAAGTTAAGACAATTCGCTTTGGTCAGCAAGGCGTAAAGGGTGCGGGTAAAAGCCCAAGCTCGTCTAAGGACAAAGCCAGACAAAAATCTTTTAAAGCCCGACATGCCAAGAACATCTCTAAAGGAAAAATGTCTGCGGCATACTGGGCTGATAAGGTTAAGTGGTAATGAAACTCACTCAAGACGAATTAGGAAAAGTAAAAGGCAGTGTATCTGTTAAGCCTACGCCGATGCAGGAATTCCTTGATGAGTACAGGAAGTTTGCAGAGGTGTCTAATGAGATTACCCGCGAAACAGTAGCTGATCTAGTAGCTGTATCAGAAAGTAATAAGCAAGAGATTGTTAATGCTTTACTCTTTAGGCCGATGATTAGATCTTTGTATGTCAACAGGGATCAAGAGAACTTGATTAAGTCAGTGGATGTAGAATATGTCTAATGAAACAGATAATGCAGATCTGTTTTATATTAATAGCATCTTCTCTACTGATTGGGTGGCATCCGAGGGTGCTCACTTTCAGAGGGTTAAGCTAGGCTTAGGCGCTGACGGAGCCTTTGATGGTGACGTACACGAGTTCAATCCTTTACCTACTTCATTAGGCAGACAATCAGCAGATGCCTTTGGTCGTTTGAGAGTTTCAGAAACAACGACACTCTTAGACATTAAGCATCCTAATGATAAGAATCCAACTATCGTTGATGAAGTAGTTAACGCAACAGCTACATCAGTTCATAGTACTACGAATGCTTCAGTACTGATGAGCACAGCAGCAAGCGGCGATTATGTTATAAGGCAAACCTTTCAACGCGCCCCTTACTTTGCAGGTAAATCACAAGAGATCTACGTTACTTTTGATAACTTCAGTAACGAGACTAATATAACAAAAAGAGTAGGATACTTTAATAGCTCAACAGTAGCTCCCTATACAGCAGACTTGGACGGTATTTTCTTAGAATCTGATGGGAGTGAATACTATCTTTGTATCTACAAGACAGGAATACAAACACTTAAGTTAGCTCGAAGTTCTTGGGATGATCCCTTAGATGGTACAGGCCCTTCGGGGGTAACGATTGATTTTACTAAGTCAAATATTCTTAATATAGATTTTGAATATCTTGGCGTAGGTGCGGTTAGGTTTACTTTCGTTAAAGGGTTTTCTAAGCATACGGCTCATATATATAATCACGCTTCCGTAGGTAATAGTACGTATATGACAGACTCTAACCACTCGATCCGTTATGAGATTAGACAGACGGGTGTCGGGTCAGGTTCCTTAGAAATGATATGCTCTACTGTAGGAACAGAAGGATCAGTAAAACAGATTGGATATGACGGTACAATAAACCAAGGGATTACTAACACAGACGCAGACTCAACAGCTAATACATACGCTCTGTGTGGAATAAGACAGGCTTCGGGTAAAGAAAACATATATGTTCATATTGCTGATGTCTCTGTCTTGTCATCGACTAATGATAACTTTCTTTGGTCTATCATTAGAAATCCTACAGTAGCGGGGACTTTTACATTCTCGGCTGCTGATGGTATTGAAGGTGCTGTAGCTTCTGGTAATACTAATATCGTTACTAATGGTTCAGTTTTGTTATCGGGCTACGGGTCTTCAAATACATCAATTAATTTTGAATACGATACATCAATACACCTAGGAACCGCAATAGACGGTACGCACGATGAGTTTATTCTTTGTGTAAGACCACTAGGAACTAACGCAGATTTTTATGGAGCTATAAACTGGCTAGAAGAATTGTAATGCTTATACCATTACACTACTTCAGAGAGCTAGTTAAGTTTCACAACGATGCAGATTTCTTTGGTAAGGCAAAAGCCTACAGAGAACAACTAAACAAAGAGGACGAAGAGATCCTCTTAATAGCTGTAAGAGCTATTACAGAAGATCAGTAACATTAGGTGATGTGTCACTGATCCCTTTTAATTAGTCACCCAAGGAGAAATATATGGCAGTTGTAAGTATTGGCGATACGGGCCGTAACTCCGCACGAGTACGTAATGTACGTACTTTGGCAGAGAAAGTCCAGAAGCCATCCGACACTGAAGCAGTCACGACTACTAACGTCATTACCGCTGCCGAATCTGGTACTCGGTTTGTACTGAATAGCGCAACGGCATTTGTAAGCACTTTGCCTACGCCTGCCGCTGGTCTTGAGTACTGGTTCTACATTGGTGCTACTGAGCCTACTACCTCTCATACGGTAGTTACAGCAAGCTCAGCTAATATTATTGTAGGTAACGTAGTAAGCCCTGAGGATGCTCTTGGCTCTGTAGCTACAGTTACTGACGCAGATACTGTTACCTTTGTAGCTAACAAAGCAGTACATGGTGATTACGTCCACGTATGGTCTGACGGTACTAACTGGTATCTTGACGGCATGTGTAAAGTACAAGACGGTATTACTACTACTCAGGCTGGTTAATGTCTGAATTAGAAGAACTCTACAGGGAGCGTGAGAGGATTCTTTCGCTCCTTAAAGAAGAACAAGAACGACGAAAAGATCCTGACCGCACATCGGAATCTCTTCTGAGTTCTAAATCGCTGATGAGCGATCAATAAATACATTTAACTCTTAGGCCACCTAGAAGTTAAAGCCCCTCTTAGGAATGTGCAACCCTTAAGAGGCCACCTTAAACTGACAGCCCCGAAAGGAGAATACAATGTCTGAAGCACAACCAAACCCATATAACGCACGTAAAGAATGGCATAACACAGAAGACAAGGAGTTTGTTAACAGCGATTCTTTATTTGTCCCTCAGAACCCTGCACCAGCAGCCACTTCTGAAGACTCTGGCCCCGACGAACAGACGGCTACCCAGACGGACGATAACTATAAAAAGCGTTATGATGACCTTAAGAAGCACCATGATAAAACTATCACGCAGCTTCGACAGGAAGTAAGAGATCTTCAAGCGCAGATGGAGGTACAGCAACCACAATATGTACCGCCTAAAACGCAAGAAGAAGTAGATGCCTATAGGCAAAACAACCCCGAACTAACGGAAGTTGTAGAGACTATTGCTCATAAGCAGACCGAAGAGATTAAGGAGAAGCTCTCTAAGATTGAACAACGAGAGCGTCAAATTATGATCAAGGAAGCACAAGCATATCTTATGAATGTGCACCCTGACTTTGAGGATATTAAGAACGATCCTGAGTTCCACAGTTGGGCAGAAGCTCAGCCTAAGAAGATTCAGGAGTGGATCTATAACAACCCTTACGACGGAGAGTTAGCCGCTAGTGCAATTACACTCTTTAAGGCATCAAAGGGTACGAAGACTGAAGACGTTGAACAAAACGCATCTACTCAAACAATAGACCCAGATGCTGCTAGTCTTGTTCCTACACGCAATGCAGGAGTAAGTACAGGCAGTCAAAAGAAGATTTGGTCACGAGCAGAGATTAGGAAACTAACCCCTGATCAGTACGATAAGTACGAAGACGAAATTGATCTGGCTATTGCAGAAGGTAGAATTACTAACTAAGCAATAGGAATTATATATCATGGCCGATTTTGAAGAAGGCTCAACACCGAGTATCTCCAACTTTGACACCGCCATTGCTGGTCAGACGAATGCGTTCTTCCTTCCTGAGGTATACAGTAAAAAGGTTCAAAACTTTTTCCGCAAAGCCTCAGTGGTTGAAGCAATCACTAACACTGACTATGCTGGCGAGATCGCTGCTTTTGGCGATACCGTAAACATTATCAAAGAACCGACTATCACTACTTACGACTACACTCGTGGTAGCGATACGACTCAAACGCTGCTGACTGACCAAGAGCTTACGATGGTCGTTGACCAAGCTCGTGCTTTCAAGTTCATCGTTGATGACATTGAAAAGCGTATGTCACATGCTAACTGGAAAGAAGTTGCATCAGGCTCCGCTGCCTATGCGCTGAAGGATCAGATGGACTCTAACGTCCTGACGTACATCTCAGCTAATGCTTCTACCGCTAGCCCTGACATGGTTATCGGTGCAGACGATGCTACGGCTGACGATCTGCCTAACCTTGGCGCTAACGAGTCTGTACATATCGGTTTCTCAACTGGTACTACAGATCCTCTCGATCTCCTTTCTCGTATGTCTCGTCTGCTTGACGAACAGAACGTACCCGAAGAAGATCGTTGGTTCGTAGCTTCTCCTCTGTTCTACGAAGTATTGGCAGAGTCTAGCTCTAAGCTGCTCTCTGTTGATTACAACGCAGGTCAGGGTTCTATCCGAAACGGTCTGGTTACTTCAGGTCTGTTGCGCGGCTTCAAAATGTACAAGTCTAACAACATGCCTGCTGGTTCTAACTCAAAGATCGCTCTGGCTGGTCACATCTCAAGTGTGGCTACTGCTGGTACGATGTTGAACGTAGAAACTCTGCGTGACCCGACTAGCTTCGGTGATATCGTTCGTGGTCTTCATGTGTATGGGCGTAAAGTCCTGCGTGATGAAGCACTCGTTAAGGCGTTCTGGAACACAACTTCAGACGCGTAAGCGATATAGGGGGTCTTTTGAGGCCCCCTTACTTTAAAGGTATAGTATGTCAACTACATATTTAGCAGCTACTAATACAATCCTTAAGGAGCTAAACGAAGTAGAGCTTAGCTCTGCTAACTTTGCTAGTGCCGTAGGGATTCATGCCTTTGCGAAAGATATCATTAACAGAGCTTATTTTGATATTGTTAATGCAGAAGAAGAATGGCCCTTTTTAATCGAAGGAAACCCCGAAGAACCTTTCACGGGTTCTTTGTACATTGAGACTGTAGCAGGTACTAAGTTCTATTTGCTTAAGACTGCTTCAGCAGACATACGGACTGACTTTAAGTCTATTGATTGGGATAACTTCTACGTAACTACATACGGTGTAGCAGGTGCTACGGCTCCTTATACTAACCAGAAGTTACACTACGTTACTACCCAATACTACAATACAATGTTCAGACAAGAAGATAACAACACTGTCTTTGAGGCTGAAGGTTACGATACACCACGCAGAGTTATACGGAGCGCAGACAATAGATACTTTGGTCTGAGTCCAGTACCTGACAAGGTGTATAGAATTTACTTCAACGCTTGGACGCAGCCTGCTAGACTGTCTGCGTTTGGCGATGAGATTGTGATCCCTGATTCGTGGATCAACGTACTATATGCAAGAGCTAGATACTATATGTGGCAGTTTAAAGAAAGCCCACAACAAGCAGCCTTTGCATTACAAGAGTACAACGAAGGTCTGTTAAAGATGAGAAGGTCTTTGATGGAACAGACTCCTGACTTTATTACAGATGATAGAATAAGGTTTACGTAAGTGCCAGTAGCTCAGCCATTTACAGTAGTACCTCAGGGCGGGTTAGACTTAGTATCTACACCGTATGAGTTGCTCCGTAAGCCTAATGTTGCTGTTAAGCTAGATAACTTTGAAGTATCTAACGAGGGCGGCTACAGACGTATTAATGGTTTTACTGCCTTTGGTGGTGGTTCAGCTACTCAGCCAGAGGGATCTAACCAAATCTTTGGCGTACAGCCTTACGGTGCTGGTGTAATAGTCTGTGTAGATACATCTGTATATTACTCAGAAGATGGCATCACTTGGACACAGATCAATAAGGATCTAGCAGGTGGTGGTAATGACGCAGCCTTAGCAGGCGCAGCAGCCCTAGATAGACCATCTCAAGGACAGGCTCAGTTTGCTTTGATGCAAGCGCCAGTAGGTAAGACCTCTGCACTGTATGGTACACTGATTATAGCAACTGGTGCAGATCAAGTAGCTTTGTTTAGGATAGAGGGTACTGGTGGTTCAAAGACTTGGTACTACGAAGAACTCTCTACGCCTAGTGCAGGTAAGTACGTAGAAGTACACGAAAGGCATCTGTGTATTGTAGATACTACTAACGCACCAAGTACTGTGTATTATAGTGCCTACAACGAAGACGATGACTTTGCAGGAACAGGGTCTGGTTCGATTACTATTAACGATACTATCGTAGGTATCAAATCTTTCAGAAATGATTTGTATGTTTTCTGTGAGAGGTCAATCAAGAAGATTGTTGACATTAGTAATCCTACTAGTATAGAAGTCCAAGATGTAACTGATGACCTTGGTTGTGTCTCTGGTTACACTGTTCAAGAAATAGGAGGTGATCTTATCTACCTCTCTCAGGATGGTTTTAGAACCATTGCTGGTACTGAGAGAATAGGGGACATTGAGTTAGGTACTGTTAGTAAAAACATCCAACCTCTTATTTCTACGATTACTAACAGCCCCGGCTCCTACATTTTTAATAGTGTTGTCCTCAAAGGGAAGGATCAATACAGGATGTACTATAGTACGTCCGGTGGTAGTGCTACTAACCAGAAAGGTATTATAGGTACGCTGCGTGTAGATCCACAGTCAGGGGCTTATAGGTTTGAGTGGAGTACTTGCTCAGGCTTTGACGTAGGAGCAATAGGAGCTAACTTTAACGGAGCAGAGAAATACTATCACGGAGATCTTAGTGGTAATATTTATCTACACGACTCAGGAGATGACTTCGCAGGAACTGCTATCATCTATAACTACGTAACAGGTGACATGGACTTTGGCGATCCCGGCCTAAGAAAGACTCTACACTGGATGAATCTTTCTACGGAGCCAGAAGGATCTACGGATATTACGCTACAGTGGAAGTTTGACTTTAGTTCTACGGGGATTGTACAGCCTTCTCAGACTGACGTAGGCACACTAAGCTACGGAGCAGTATATGGTACGGCAGTGTACGGAACGGACGTATACGGTATCTCTACTCCACTTAAGAGAATTAACTTATTAGGATCTGGAACTTCAGTATCTTTTAGTTTTACTGGAGAAGATTCTTATCCACCCTTTAAAATAACAGGTATGTACATTACTTTTGTACCAATGGATAGGCGCTAATGGCAGGATACACAAGACAGACAACATTCGTAGACGCTGCTACAATCGAGGCAGCAGATCATAACTCTGAGCTTAATGCAGTACAAGCAGCCTTTGCTAATACTACTGGTCATGCTCACGATGGCACAGCCGCAGAAGGCCCTGTCATAGGGTTGATTGGTGATGCGGGTGTAACTACTCCGCTTAATAAAGTTCTTATTGACACGGCTAATGACAACATTGGTTTTTGGGTTGATGTAGCTAGTTCCTCAGTAGAGCAGATTATTATTACTGATGGCACTATCGAGCCTGTTACTGATAGTGATATTGATCTAGGCACAAACACTAAAAGATTCAAGGATCTCTATGCCGACACCATCACCTTGACGACAGCCGTCCCGGTTGCTCAAGGGGGTACGGGGGCTACAAGCGCCGGGGATGCTAGAACTAATTTAGGCGTAGATGCTGCTGGTACGGATAATAGTACTGACGTTACTCTTGCAGGCACACCGGACTACATTACCATTTCAGGCCAGCAGATCACACGGAATCAGATAGATCTGACTACGGATGTAACTGGCGTACTACCTTCTGGGAATGGGGGGAGTCAAATAAAAGTAGGCCATACTACAATGACAGCGGCAACAGGTAATCAGGCAGTTACTGGTATTGGTTTTCAGCCAACGTGGATT